GCTGCACCTGTTCAGCAATGGCTTGTTGACGCACGCGGTTTTGTGCGTCGGCAAACGATTGATTAAGGGCTTGCTGTTGACCCATAGCTTGGTTCATTGCATTCATGCGTGCCATGTCAAGCGCAGATGCTTGACCCAAAGCCTGATTGTTGAATTGGGCAGCGCCAAGATTTTGGTTAAAACCAGTGTTTTGCGATTGCATTTGCATGTTGAACAAACGTTGTGCTTCATTGCCTGATTGATCAAGCGCTTGAAAGCGTTCGTTAGCTTGCCGACTGCTTAGTTCGTTAAGCGCACGGTTATAAGCTTCAGAACCTTGCGTGAAGCCTTGGTTGGCTAGCCTTGTTTCAAGCTGAGCTTGCTGATAGTCATGAATGGGTTGCATCCTATTGAGCAATTGTGTTGCGACAGAATCTCGAAACGACGCATCAATGGTTGGTACAGCCCCAAAGCTAAAAGCAGTATTTAACCCTGGCGTGTAATCGGTCAGGTTTGTTAAAAGGCTTGCTGGTGCATTGGCTTGGGCAAGTTTTGGCAATGACTGATAATCAAACGGATTTTTGTATTCATCACCAACCCGATCAACGAATCCACTAGCCAGTTTGCTGCGATCGCGCTGCGTCTCAATCTGATAGTCAAGCGCGTCTTGAAGCCCAGGCGCAAGCGTTACATTTTGTGTGTAAGCCGTAACGTTTTGACCCGTTGCAGGGTCAACAACCGCTTTTGTGTCAAATGTTTGTGATCCAAAAGGCGTGTTGACCGTTGGCCGATTCGCATAGTTTTGTGCCGTTGTTGCTTTTTCTGACGCTTGGGCTTGCGCGGTGGCTGCGCCCAAATAATCAGGTGCTGCTGGCGCTCTTGCTTTGCCGCCCATCTTTCACTCCTTTTAACCACCGACACTCATCGGCTTTCATTTCAAACATTACGCAGTCAATCGTTTCAGCAATTTTGCGAAATCCCAACCGAATATTCATTGCCAGTGCATCATCCAAATGCTTGGGCGTTAGGCCGTAGACCGCTTCAAGGCCACATTTTACAAACGGATACTCAAATGCCGAACGCCACAAGCTACGTTTGACACCGTGCGGCCCGTCAAACGCAACGTGCATCCAACATGCACTTGGCGTCCAAGCGTTGTACCCGACCGCGCTAGCAATCGTGCCATCTTCACGCATCACTGCAATAGTTCTTAGATCGCTTGACCAAGGCAAGTTGATACGTTTGTTTAGCCACTGCCAGATGACTGGATATTGTTCGGGCTGATCAGTGACAAGTTGCATTTTCACTTCAAATCAAATAAGAAAAAGTCGTCAAGCGGGTCATACATCTTAAAAATTCCCCCAAGGTTTTTTGCTTGCCCAAAATTAATGCCACTTGAATTGTCAACAACGACATCGTCACTATCAACGTCTTCTTGCCTTTCATTCGCCAGTGATTCAGCAATAAGGTAGTCAAGTTCATCTGGCGTTAAGTCGCCAGTAAACCCGAGGCTCGTTGTGCCGTCATCGTCCTCGGTCGCACCAATCAAATCGTCGCCTAGGTCAGTTCCAACATTACCCAAACCACCATCACCATCACCTATGAGATCACCACCACTGTAATCATCACCATCACCTATGAGATCACCACCACTGTAATCATCACCATCACCTATGAGATCACCACCACTGTAATCATCACCATCGCCTATGAGATCACTACCACTGTAATCATCACCATCGCCTATGAGATCACTACCACTGTAATCATCACCATCATCATTTCCTTTCTTGCCATCGCTATCACCAACTCCTACATCACCGCCACCCCCAACACCACCGCCTATGCCACTTCCAACACCACCGCCATTTCCTCCACTGCCACTGTTTCCATCACCAACAACAACAGTAGGCAGCAAAGGCGGTGGAACAACTGTAGGCAACTCCAATGTTTTTGGCCTGTTTGACAAGCCAATTGGCACAGGTCGATCTAAATCAAGAATAAGTTTTGAATTTGCTGCATTGTCATAAAATTTAATGCCTGGATTATTTGTAAGTGGCAACGTGTTTGCATCGCGCAAAGACCTAATAATCTCGCTGTTATAAAGTTGATTATCTATTCCTCGTTTAGGTGAGACCGTTGATGATGTGTCCTCTATTTCAGGCAAATCAATGTCAAACAAACCATCATCCCCTTCCAAAGAAGAACCTTGATAAACCATTGAACCTGGAAAAACTTTTGCGCTGCTTGCCATCACATCATCCCGCCAGGTGTCATTGTGATGTGGGCTGCGGTAAACGTTGTCTCAGGTAGGCCGCGCACTTTCATACGCAAACTACCGTAGTACCCAAGCCCTGCTGTGCCTTGCCAAGCCTGATAGGTGTTTTGTCCTACCCATGCAGCAACATTCCAAAGACCTGCGTTCCAAACGCCATTGACTTCATTCGAAAAAAATGGTGAGCCGGGAACGCCTGCAGCCGAAAATTGCGTATTGATTTGCAATTTGATTGCGGGTGCTGCTGTGGCAAGAAACACGGGTCTTGCCATGCCAAAACTTTTTAGCTGCCCTGGTGAGCCAAAATTCTGAAAACTTGTTTGCAGATCACCTTCGATGTTGTTACCCCCAGCGCCACCAATATCAACACCGTCAAAATTTCCAAAAAGGCCTTTGCATGTAAAGCCGTCCAAAGTCCCAAAGTAAAGCTGGCTACCAATTAAATTGGATGATCTGATCGGTATACCAACAAACTGACACCAAGCACCTGTAGTAACGTTCATGGCAAACTGGGTGTATGTAGCACTGACAGGCGGCAGACTAATAACGAGAACACCTGATGATGGAACAACAAAAACGTTAAAGTATTTTTCATTAAGCAAATTGCGCACAAGCGGTGCAAATACGCTTTGTATCTTGGATGCTGGGCCGATTTGCATATCCTGCGAATACTGACCCGTTATCAGTTTTGACATAGGCACTAAGCCTAGTTCGCTCACAATCATCACATCGCCGCCAAACGGTGTGAAATATCGCCCGTGCCTTGGTACCGGGCCAACATACCAAACACCTTTGAGCGCAAATGTTGCAATGCTCGTTGGATCGGTACCTTCCCAAACAGCAACGTCACCCTCTGAACCGATGACCACCAAAAAATCATCAACGCTAAAGCCAGCGTCTATCGTCCAATTAAACATTGTCGAAACATAGCCACCATTGCGCAGCGTTGAGCCCATTGGAAACATCGTGACAGTTCCTGTCACGGCATCAACCGCATTCATATAACCAACGTTTTGGGAATTCACAAACGTAAACCAAACGCGGCGCTTCCACACCGTCACCGTTCTAACATCGGTTGTCATACCAGACGTTGTTGCTGTGCGATTGACCCAACCGGTGCTTGCGCTATACGTCCAATAGCCTGCGCCTGGTGAAACTGCAAGCAAAAAGGTGTCTGCAGCAGTTGAAAATTGTGTCGTCCACCACTCATCGTCGGTGCTGCCCGTTGATGCTGCTACAACAGTTGGTGTGCCACCAGCCGTAACATCATAAATGTTGCCGTTGGTGGCCATGAACACTTTGTTGTTCGCCGAATTTGAAGCGACATAGCCAAAGACTGAATCCACGGGTTGCGCAACACTTGCAACCGTAATCGGACTTGCAAAAACCTGCCAGCCTTTACGCAGTTCACAACCTTGCTGACGTGGGATTAGGTTGGTTAGCACCAACGCATCCGCTGGCGACATGGCAGCAATCGGGTCGCGAAAGTTTAAACCCCCCGTTGGTGCAGCAAGTACGGCAACTTGGGCCGTTTGTGCAACGGCTGCGCGTCGCGGCAATCGGTGCGGTTTAACGGGTACGAGCGCCACGTCACACCCCATAGCCTGTGTCAGGCGTGTTGGTTAGCGGTGAGATGTAAGGGAAACGTGTGCTGCGTGCCATTGACAATATGGGTGCACCTTTTTCAGCAGAGCGTCGATTGTCAAAAGAAATTTGAAAATCACGCATTGCAGCAGACGAATCCATACCCTTCATTTCAAGCCACTTCACCCGCGTGAACAAAGTAATCAGCGTGGCATCAAGCAACGCCGTATCACCATTTTTTGTGATGCGATTTTTATATAACGTTGCATCGTCTTGATCACGCACCCAAGCCTGCGATAAGTAGTACACACTCATCGTTTGCGGTGCGTTGGGTGGCGCTAAAACATAAATTAAATTGTCGCGGACTTGCCAGTAAAATGAGAGCGTTGGTAGCGTTGTGCGAATAAGCAATGCCTGCCACATCTGTGGAGAAACTGGACCCAACGATGGAAACTGCGTTGTAGCGTTCCAATTTGTTTGATCAATCCAATCAAACAAATCTTCAGGCAAGGCAAACCCTTTTTCTGTTTGACCTGAAAATGTAGATTGGATAGCTACGTCATGGCGCTTGATAAGTTCTTGCCAATCAAACATTGATAGCAGTTCAATGCCTGCCATATTGGCAGCCTGCACCATTTGTTGCACAGCCGGATCAGGATCACCGGCTGGGTCACTTGGCACAGGAAATGCACACATCGCACAAACATTTTGGATGATGGCTGACAGTGTGGATTCATTGACAATCTGGTAAGGCATGGCCTACAGCCTCAAGCTGCCTTGCTCATGTTTGTTTGCAAAGCATGAATATGAGTTTTCAAATTATCAATTTCAGCGTTGGCCTTTTGCAGTTCAACCATGAGAGCTTCGACGGGTGCATTATTTTGTGCCACTTCCAAAAACGCTTTTGCACGCGCTTTGTCAGGGTAAAAACTCATGAAGTTGTGAGCAATATTGTCATTGGCTTCTGCAAGCTGTTCAACAGTAAAGATTTTAAAATACTTGTATTCTTCGACCTTCGTTGGCGTCATGTTAGGCAATGACGACAACGGTGATCCAATAATTGCAGCTTCCTGCCCCGACTTCCAACGCTCGTATCGGTCAGCAAACCGTTGCGCATCTTGCTCAGTCACGGGGCGCTCGCAAATACTTAACTTATCACCTGCATGAATTGTTATAAAATCCACTTCGTGATAAATCGCTCTGCCCGCTTCCCGACTTTTGGCTGGATGTAAACATGGCCTGCGCGAAAAATGGGTGACAACGGATCGGTCTGCCGCAAAACGCGATTCATCCGGTGCTGGCGCATCAGGTAGCTCATCAAAAATGGTAGTGGGTTGCATAAAATTCCTTAAACGCCAGGCCCATCGCCTGTATCAATTTTCAAATCGGATGTGGTTGCTGCAGCACCAATACGCCAGCCGCTTATGGATGCTTCATCTGAACCCGTCAATCCAATGCCTTCGACCACAGCCCCGGTAGCTTGCGATGCGGCTGTGTCCACAATCGCGACTGCGTTGGCTGACACTGCTGCGCTGAAACTTGCTGCCATTTCTTTGCTCCAAAAAAGTTGGGCTTACCTGCTGTTTTAAAAACAGATAAGCCCTAGACATCAGTTTTGCAATCTGCCCTGAAATTGCGCACCGTTGCAACACAGGTTGCCTGCCCAGGCCAGGATTTGCACCTCGGCATCCTGGTTGATGGCATAGCGGCGATTGGGCGACAATGGCACCATATTGCGTGCTGCATGGGGTCGCCAAAAAATGTATTTGGAGTTCAAGAAAAAGCCAGTGTTTGCTGGACAAAAGCCTCCAATACCCCCATCAAGCACAACATCCGCATCCATAAACTTGATGCTCGGAAAACCTAGGTTGCCAGTTTCTGGCGATGTAAACCGTTGTTGCGCCTGAAGGCTTGCCATGTACAAACCCCAATAATTGGTGTCAAACATGATCAAGTCAACACGATCGGAACCTCGCGTCGTGCTCGCCCAAAGCTTGTTCATCCCTTCTTGGATGTTTACTGAGGTGGCTACAC